GGCTAGAGAAGCATTACACGTTGCCGCATATTCGCACTTGATTGAAACATTGGGTCTGCCAGATACAACATATAACGAATTCTTAGCATATCAAGAAATGAAAGACAAGCACGATTATGTGTTAGACCTTTCAAATGCGAATGGTGATTTACAATCTACTGCTACACACATTGCAGTATTTTCAGCATTCACAGAAGGTATGCAATTATTTTCTTCATTCATCATGCTATTAAACTTTCCACGTATGGGTAAGATGAAAGGTATGGGTCAGATTGTTACTTGGTCTATCGTAGATGAAACACAACATTGTGAATCTATGATTAAACTATTCAGATCATTCATTCAAGAAAACAATGAGATTTGGAATGATGAACTAAAATCACGCATATATACTATTGCAGAACGAATGGTTGAACTTGAAGACAAGTTTATTGATTTAGCATTCGGCATCAATGAGATGGAAGGTCTTACTTCAGAAGAAGTTAAGAAGTATATTCGTTACATTGCAGACAGGCGCCTTATCAGTCTTGGACTAAAAGGTATTTTTAAAGTTAAAAGAAATCCATTACCTTGGGTTGAAGAAATGATTAATGCTCCAACGCATACTAATTTCTTTGAGAACAGAGCAACCGATTATGCAAAGGGTGCTACAAAAGGTGATTGGGCAGACGTATGGGGTAAAGCGGCATGAAACAATTAACATATGTATTTTTTGCTCTTGCATTGATTGTTGCAGGATTTACATTTTCTGCATTGAATGCACACGCACAAACAGGAAAACAAAAAGCTGGAGTAACATATGACGCTAATATTACTAGGGTTATTGATGGGGATACTGTTGCGTTTGAAGCGGCTTGGCTTCCAGATCCACTCAAAAAAGAATTAAGCATTCGTGTCTTTGGTGTTGACACACCAGAAAAAGGACACAGAGCGCAATGCCCAAAAGAAGATGTGATGGGTAAAAAAGCTACTGAATTTACAAAGCAAGCAGTTATTTCTGCAAAGAAACGCCAAGTCATTCTGATGGATTGGGACAAGTATGGTGGTCGTGTTCTTGGTGATGTTATCTTAGACGGAAAGAGTTTACGTCAAGGATTAATTGCAAACGGTCTAGCCCGTGAATACTACGGCGAGGCTAAAACTTCATGGTGCAATTAAATGAGTTTTTTGTTAGCTAACTTACCTCCAGTTCATTGTTTTGTTAGAAAAGAATTTCTATACGATTTCAAAGAAGGTCACGGTGAATATGTACCCTGTATTTGGGTCAGCATTAAATCAATTCGTGGTCAAGCATTTCGCATTGAATCATATCTTCCACAATATGGCGCACTATATGATAAACTGCCGTTGAGTGCTTATGTAAGCAGAGATCATAATTTAGAACCAAAGAAATTTGTTCCTTTAGACTATCTACAAATTTGGGACTGTCTTGGTTACAACATGGCAGTTATACAAAAAGTTTTTCTTAAAAATCTAACAGGAAAATTTTACGCAAAAGATAAAAACTGGTATCAAGGCAATTACATGTTCACAGTTGACCATGCCGCACCAGACCACAACATGATTGACTTGACGTATTCTGAATGGCCAGAAGATCACAAGTCTTATAATTTTATTGAACTAGATAATGGACAGTATGCGGCACAACCAAACAATCGTTGTTTATTCTTTGATGCCGCAAGCAATCCTAAAGAGATGAAGTTTCCAGATTTTAAAGTTGCAACAAGAAAGTTTGTTGTAGAACACAATCCGAAATGGTCTTTAGGAGATACAGATACAGTAATGTACGAATAAGGAGAAAAAAATGACAACATACAGCATATTCTGCGACACATGCGAGGCTGAGTATTCAGTCACTCCATTAGCAGGCGGAGATAACACAACACCGAAACATTGCTCTTATTGCGGTTCAACAATAACCGAAGAAGCAATATCAGAAAAAGACAAAGAGTGGACAGATGAAGATTGGGACAAATTAATAGAAGATGATGAATGGTCCTCGGAAGACGATAGATGATTATCGCAGGAGTAGATTATTCTCTAACATGTCCTGCAATGTGTGTATTTGATGATGAGAATGGTGAGTTTAGTTTTGAAAAATGTCATTTTTATTTTCTGACCCAATCTAGAAAATACGATGTGCAATTTAAAAACATAACAGGTAGGTTTTTCGACCACGAAGGAATGACTGACGTATTGCGATACGATGGTATATCAAATTTCTTCATTGACAGATTGTTAGAGACAGACAAAGACTGCCATGTATTCTTAGAAGGATATTCTATGGGATCAAAAGGCAGAGTTTTTAACATTGCAGAGAACGCTGGCATTCTAAAGTATAGACTATGGTTGTTTGCCGTAGAGTGTACAGAAATACCACCAACAGTACTTAAGAAATATGCTACTGGTAAAGGTAATGCAAACAAAGAACGAATGCAAGAAGTCTTTGAAGAATTCAACGACATTCGTTTAAAAGAAGAACTACATATGACTGAGAAGCAATGGAATCCTTCTTCCGACTTGATTGATGCGTATTGGCTATGCAAATATGGATTTGACAAGTTGACATCCGAAACAAAGTAGAGTATACTCTATATTATAATAGAAAGTGATAATTATGGAAGAAGAAAAAATTAGTTCGTTGTTTGGTCTAGATGATGACAAAAAACCTAGACAACCAAAAATACTTGGACAATTACACACACTATATTTGTGTGGCGAATTAAATGCGCCTAACGAATACGTAGAGTGGTTTGAAGTTATCAGAAACGCAAACGAAACTGACATAATTAAAATTCACATCAATTCTCCTGGTGGTAATTTATTTACTGCTGTGCAGTTGATGCGTGTTATGGCAGAGTCTCAAGCAAACATTATTGCATCCGTAGAGGGTGCATGTATGTCAGCCGCAACAATGATATTCTTAGCCGCAGATGGTTTTGAAATATCAGAAAACTCCATGTTCATGTTCCACAATTACTCTGGTGGCACCATCGGTAAGGGTGGTGAAATGTATGATAACATCATGTATGAACGCAAGTGGTCAGATAAATTTATGCGAAGTGTCTATTCTGGATTCTTAACAGACGATGAAATCAAATCCATGTTAGAGAATAAAGATATCTGGATGGATCCAGATGAAGTGTTCAAACGTTTAAACAAACGTGGTGAAGATATAATGAAAGCATCTGCGCCCAAAAAGCCTAGAGCCAAACCTGTGCCCAAAAAGGCACCTGTTAAAAAAGTGAGGAAGACAAATGAGTGATGGTGTATTTTTAGTATCGTCAGCGATTCATGCAAAGCATGGTGTGTATGATACTCAAACAAGACTTGAACAAACTATTGAAACATGCAAGTCTATTAGAAACAAGTGTGATGCAGATATCATTGTGCTAGATGGCGGCTATCAAGATATCACAAAAACAGAACGTGATACACTATCGCAATACATTGATAGATTTTATAGTTTTGCTGACGCAGAGAATATTCAACAACTTCAACAAGTACCCAATCACGACATTGTTAAGAACATGATTGAAATTATTATGTATGGTTCTTTCTTTGATAAAGCTATGGAAGATGGTTGGCGTGAAAAGTATAAACGTATCTTTAAGATGAGTGGACGTTATACATTGAATGATGATTTCAACTATGATAAACACATGCAAGCCACAGATAAGATTATTGTTCGTGGACCATTCACAAGTCAATTCAGACAAGAAACCACAGGCGGTGTGTCGCTACAATACATGAGTCGCTTGTGGAGTTTTGATGCATTCTTGCTTCCCTACGTTAGAGACCTTTATACTGACATGTTTAATCACATGACAGAGCGATTGAACGCAAAGGGATATATTGACATTGAACATTTATTGTTTCATCATCTTGATCCTGTATTGATTGAGAACATTGGTAAACTTGGTGTAGAAGGAAATATTGCACCGAACGGAGCGAGGGTAGCAGATTGAACTATAAGATTTTTCAGATTTGTTTTGAAGACAGACAGATTCCTTTAGTTGATCCTCTGCTAACACCATTTGATAATACTTCAAATGAGAAGCCTGAGTTACGTGAGTTTCATTCATTCAATCGTATCATTGACGAAGGCTTTGCAGATGACTTAGATGCTTGGGGTGTCTTTGGTCCTCGCTGGCAAAGCAAGATGCGTTATGAAGCTAACGCAATTAAAGATGCTATTGATAACAATGATGGATTTGATGTTTACATTTTCAATCATGCTAGAGTACAGAATGCACTAACAAAAAACGTGTGGGAACAAGGCGATTATTTTCATCCAGGAATTAAACAAGTTGTTCGTTCTGCATTTATTGCTGGTGGATATGATACTAATGTGCTTGATAATGTAATGACAGATTCAACTTGCTATTGTAGTTACTTTGTTGCGACAAAAGCATTTTGGTTAGAGTACATTAAATTCGTAAAAGATATCAAAGAAAAACTTGAAGCATTGACTGGACAAGATGCAGAAATTTATCATGGTAGTGCAAACTATGGCAGAGATCCAAATAGGATACAACGTAAGTAAAGGGGGGTTGGGGACGGTAACTGCCATACTAATACTACACCCAATACTAATAGCCCAAGCAAGCAACTCAATAGCAAAGCGAATCCTGTTAGACTTAAAATCATCTTTAATCCATTCTATAGTAGGGCGAAACAAATCAATAATCATAGTGTTAATCTAAGTTAAACAAATCGGGA